GAGCGGCTTTTTCTGCAATCGATAAAGTATCTGCAAACTCCTGAACTGCGCTTTCACCCTTATCTGTAGCACCCTCAAGCGTTTGCATCTCGCCGGAAAGTTCGGATAAAGAGTCCTTCGTCTTGGCCGCTGCAAAGGCAACTGCTCCAATCCCAACAACTACTAACGCCAAGCCTGCCTGTATAGGGTTCGTGATAGCGTAGACAGCGAATAGACCCGCAGCCATCACTAGCAGCGCCGTCTTTACAGCATGTCCGTTATCAAGAATCCATTTAAGCGATGAGATCAATCCTTGGAACATGCGTACAAGCCCTTGCTCGATCCTGTCTTGGTTCGCTTCAATCCAGGTCAAGAGATCCGCGAGCCCCGCCTGTAGCTCTTCCCCGATGTTGATCTGTACCGTTTGCCACCATGCGGCGAGTTGATCAAGCCGGAACTGGATACCGTCTGCCATCTCCTGAAAGGCCATCTCAGTAGCAAGCGCCGTCTCATCCATCTCACCGAGCTTGAGCCTGAAGGAATCGAGATTCTGGCCTCCAAGGTTGAGGGCAGCCATTCCCCCTTCGACAGAGGAAAACATATCCATCAAGGAGATGCTGTTCGCGTCGGCGTATTCCTGCATCAACTCCAAGACATCAGAGAGATCGTTCCCTGCGTCCATGAAGTCTTGGAACGTCTGCCCGGATAGCTCCTCGAAGATCTCCGCAGTCTCCCCACCTGCCTTTGACAGCTCGACGAGCATCTGCCTGAGCTGTGTAGCTGCTACTCGTGTAGGCACACCCTTCGCTGTGATCTCGGCTAGAGCTGCAGCAATCTGATTGAAGCTCACACCTGTCGCCGCTGCTACTGGCGTCACCTGGAAGAGGTATCGTGAGAGTTCTCCGAAGGTCGTCTTACCCAGACGTACTGCCGTAAACATGATGTCTGATGCTTCAGTCGCAGAGATAACCTCAGCACCATAGGCATTGACCACGGACGACAGAGCATCGACTGAAGTTTCGAGGTCGGTTACTCCTGCCTTCGCAGCCTTCCCCGCAATCTCCATGAAGTCAAACACGTTGTCTGGAGGGACACCGGCAGAGATGGCTTGATAGAGTGCTGGAATGGTTTCATTCGGGAGTACACCGATTGCCCTAGAGATCTCCTTGACATCGGCGGTCATCTGCTTTTTGGCTTTCTCGGAAAGCCCAGGCATCAGGGTGAATACTTCCCGCATACCCGTGTCCATCTTGGCAAAGTTCTTGAGTGACGTTGCTCCGAGAGCTGTGATAGCACCTGCTGCCACCACAGCGCCGCGCTTGATCCATCGGCCTACATTGTCTCCGAGCTTCTGGAAGTTCGCACCCATGCTAACGGATGTCTTCTTCCCTGCTGTCTCAATGGCGCGAATGTCATTGACTGCCTGACTTTTGTTCACTGAGACTTTTGCGTATAGCTCGAAGACGTTCACTCAATTCCTCCGGTTCTTTCCCTTTTCGCTTCCTCTTATCTGCTGCTGCTTGGAGCTCAAGCCGTGCCTTCTGCTTCTTCTTTGCTCCGAGGTATCCTGCGATCGCTTTGTCTGCGATTCGCTCGGCCTCTGCCTTGAGCTTCGCTATGTCATCCGGGGCAACCGGCATAACTTCGACGGGCTTCTCTCCTAGTCCGTTCTTCTGCAAGAAAGCACCCCACGTCAACCCTTTCCCTGCACCAAGTAGGAAGGCGGTGTATGCCGCCGCCTCTAGTCGCTGTCGCTCTTGTCGGTAGGCTCTTGCTGCCTCTGCTTCGGAGGTTTCTTTGAGTCTGGCGTATGGGATTGTGAGGAGCTGTTCGTCCGTCCACCCGGTTTGTCTTTGGATTTCCCAGAGTTGCTCTGCCAAAGATCTTTGACCGCCTTGCTCGCATGGACGGATCGCTTGAAAAAAACTGGGAAGTCTTTGATCCCTGCCAGCTTCTCTACCACCAAGGGCAGATCTGTCAACGGTAAAACATAGGGGTCCTGTGCTTCCTCAACTGTCAGTTCTTGACCGTCAGGCTTGATGAGCATCGAGGCCAGCCATTCGGTGACATCATCCTCAGCCTCAGGAATACCGGAAGCCAGAGAGAACAACATCGCAACGACATTGATCTGATGGTCAACCTTTGGCTCTCCTTTACTGTCAAGAACTGGCTTCTTGTCTTCATCCAACACAGCAACGGGCTTGTAGAAGTCCTCGACGTTGTGTCCTGCGTGAATCTGAATCGCTGCCAGGATGCGCGGTACTGTGAAGCAGTCACGCAGCCCAGGCTTGCGAATCGTGTACCTCGTTCCTTCGATGGTGATTGTGGGTCTCTCCCTTAGGATCTCCTCAGACATGGAAGAGCACCTCCTTTCGCCGTTACCCAGTGAACTAGGTTTGCGGCATCCAAATTTCGAATGGGGAGTTCGCCAGAGCTAACGAAGCCGCTGCGTAGTGCCCCTCAAATACAAGCTGGTTGACCGCCTCATCTCGTGGAGCAGTGGTGAGCGTCAGACCTCCGACCGACAGCCCGTTCTTGACGATGAAGAATGCTGGGTTTGTGAGAGCCAGCTCGGAGACTTCAGTCGCCAAAGCAACATCGTGGTAATCGCTTGCGTCGAGATGAGCAAGCGTAACGATGTCGAAGTCATCGCCAGTAGCAGACGAATCATAGCGATAGGTTGCCGTGATGAGGTCTGTGTCAGCAATCGAGCCTGCACCGATTCTCACGATGGCCTGTAGTGCGCTCACGCTGTAGTCGGTATTTAGTACCCCCAGAGTCGGTAGACCTAACCCAGCGTCCGTGTAGTAGATCTCAAGCGTATCCTCGTCGATGTCCGTCGCACCGGCTGGGGCAACGCCTGGCGAGTCTATTCCCACGCCTGTGCCCAGGTACTCGCCATGAATCCACGTATACGAAACGTCTGCCCCTGCTGCCCCTGCAATTGCTGCCAGGATGTTGTCAGCCGTCATTGTCTCCAGTAGGTTGACCGTCAGGCGTGTGACCAGCCCTGAGATTCTACGTAGTCCAACGACAGGACCATACGCCCCGTCAGCCTCGATCACTCGATATTCGGGAAGAGCTTCAAAGATACTGCCACCACGGGTAGCGCCGAGAGTTCTTTCAGACCCTCCCCCTGCGCCGTCTTCAAAGTCGATGAAGGTTTTACCCGCGCCTGTCTCATACCGATCGCCGGTATTCGCGCTAATTCCTGTTTGTAGTGCCAAGATTTATCACCTCTCTAGCACTGCTTGTACTTCACCCTTTGCGAAAAGAGACACCTGCCAGATGATCGAATGCTGCCAGCGTTGCGGGTCGGATGGAGATCCATCCGCATTGCTCTTAGGGATAGGCCCTGAGCCAAGCGGCCATACCCTGCATGCTGAGAACTCGCCATCAGGAGGGCTCAATCGCGCCTCGATAAACAGTTCTTTGAGTCTCTTCACCACCTGCAAAAGCAGCCCTGCGTTATCCGCGTAATCGTTGATCGTTTGCATATATCGCCCTGAGAGATTCGGCCACGTGTCGTAATCGAGATCGACCTCATGAGCGATAAAGAATTCTTTCGGCTCTTCGTCCTCGCCTGGATCCGCGAACGCCTCGATGTAGTGGATGCGCTCTGAGAGCAAAGTAGCTGACAGAGAGACAAGCGTCTGAAGATCTGAGTCCGTCACCATCTTCGACTTCACAGCAGAGATAAAAGCCTGACTCACTTCAACGGCTGCCACTAGAACCACCTCTGAGCAAGCTCGCGTAGGATTGCCGGTTTCGCGTCCTTCATTCCAGGCACAAGCCACGGACGCCTGTTCGATCCTGTTCCTAATTCAAGAGCTAGACCGTAGCCAAGCTGTACGCCACCTTTCGATCGCGCCGGGATGCCTATCCACGCAGAGAACGCCTCACGCTCTGAGCGGGTCGCAAACTGAACTGCGCCTGCAAGTACCCCTGTCGGCTTCGCTGGCCTTTCTCCTAGTGCTGAGGCTCTGTAGGAAGCTGTCTTGGTGAATCGCTTCGCATACCAGATACCAGTCCTCGGACCTGAGAAAGATTCGACGATGACATTCCGTGCGATGATCGCCACAGCAGCAGCCTTCTTCTTGCCCATCTTGTTGAACGTACTCAACACAGTAGGCACGTTAGTCTTGAAGGTTGCACCGCCTCGATCGCTCATTCCTCCACCGCCTCGACCTTCCTCGAATCTTTTGCGATCACAGTTGTGTCTCTGTCGTATCCGTCTGGATTCACTGCCGGGTCAATCGGTACAAGGATCTCACGCGAACGATCGACAAGCACGAGCTGGTAATTCCTTATCTTGATCGTCGGTGTATCCCTGAACCTCACCCGGTAGGCCACGGCACTCAGGTCAACTTTGTTCGCTGCCTTCAGTTCAGCCGAGAGCATGGTGACGACAGCCCAGAAGGTTCCTGTAGTTGCCAGCGTAGGATCAGGGCCAACGTCACCCATCTTCCCGCCTGTGCTGTCTGCCATGATCTTGACTTGCTCCCAACGCATTAGACGATCTCCCAGAGATTCCTGACGTAAGGCTCTAAGAGCGTTTCATCCGGGCCATCTCCCCAGTCAACTGAGGTGATCCCCATTTCTGCTCGCTCTGATTTCCGACCGTCTCTGTTCTCGAATTTCCAGGCAACGAATTGCCAGCACCACACGAGGACTTCACTCGGGATGTCTAGAGCAACTCGCGTGAGAGATACCCGGAGCTGATCCTCATCACTGCTCGATGTTGAGATAGGCTTCTCATTGGGGTAGCGATGCACGAGGGTGACTACCCCCAGCACGTTTGTTCCGATGACCGTCTCTATTCCAATTGGGCCGTAAGTGCCACCGACTACACCACTATTGACAAGAGCGAGAAGGGCAACGGCATCCTCGGTATCTGATACCCCCACCTTGAACTCACGTTCTGTCTCATCGTCCGCAGCAGCAGCGGTAAAGATCGCGCCGTCAATGGTCAGGGCTTCCCCTGCTTGAACATCGTCCAGCGTGATCTTCACCTGCTGTTCTGTAAACGGATTGTGTAGATACTCATCGGCATGTCGAGCTGCTGCCTTCATGAACCGCGTGAGGACAGTGTCGTGAGCAGAGCTTGAAACGTAGCAATACTCCTTCAGCTCATCCTCATACACAGCCCAGGTTAGTGCAGTTTCAACAGGTCCCATGAGTCCTCCTACCTATTCTGGCTCGGTCCGATCGCTCGATTCGAGTCCGGGTCCTTTCTTGTCTTTGGTTCCTTCTTCTTAGCAGGAGCCTTCTTCTCGGCCTTGATCTTGAGCTGCCCACGCTCTACCGCTGGGGCGATATCATGAATATCCATGTCAATCGTTTCCTCGAGCTGGTAGGTGTGCCCGTGATACACGTAGCTTGAGGTCAACACCTTGACTTCTTCCATTGTTCAACACCTCCTCTGTGCTGAGAGTGAGGTAGATCCTAGGACGGAGGAAGGACGTACCAGACAGTTGCTCTTGCTACCCCCGCCGTGGCTGCTCCACCCGTCTGCGTGTACTTGAGATACACGTCCGTGTCGACAACAACTTGCTCGGGCTTGTCACCAACGAAG